AAGGTTCATGGGCAGCCATTAGTGGTGCAGGAGGAGGTTTAACTATGCCTTTTGATTCTATTACCTTTAACACTGCCAAGGATGGCACGGTGGGAGTAGGTGAGGTAGAATATAACGATACTCAAGGTTCTTTAATACAAGGTCTAAAAGGTGGCTTAGTGACAAATGTAATAGGGCAACAATTACATCAACGAGTAAACAATCGAACGGGCGCAACATTGGCAAAGGGGGATGTAGTTTATTTATCTGGTAGCCAAGGTAACAGAATAACTGTTGCAAAAGCCTTAGGCGTTACCGATGCCTTTTCGGCTAATACATTTGGCATAGTTGCCGAAAGCATAGCGAACAATCAAAGCGGATATATAATAACAGAGGGATTAATAACGGGAATTAATACATCTTCATTAGTAGAGGATTCAGCCGTTTATCTTTCGCCAACGGTGGCAGGTGGATTAACATCAACAAAGCCGCAAGCTCCTCAGCACACGGTATATATTGGCGTTTGCGTCAAAAGCAATGCTGGTTCTGGAGAATTGTTTGTTAAGATTCGTAATGGTCAAGAATTAGACGAATTACACGATGTAAGAATTAGTAATCCTTTAAATAATGCCTCACTTTATTATAAATCAATTGAAGGCATTTGGCGCGACACAACGCCAACACTTTTAGTTAGCGATACGGCTTCCATGTTAGCCAACTATGCCACTAAAGCCTACGCAGATACAAGCGGCAGATTTTACGCAAGACAAGATTTTAGAAATGTATCATCAAGCACTTTAACCTGGACGCAAACAGATACTTTAGTAGTAAATGATACAACATCTTTACAAGTATATAGGAATGGTCAAATACTTTTACCAAGTCAATACACTGTACCTACAAATGCCTCTGTTGTCATTGGCTCAACTGCTTATAAAATAGGTGAAAATTATACTGTCATTTTACCTCGTGGCGGAGGTAGTGGTGGAAGTGGCAGCGGATCACTTACCTCAATATCTGGAGGCACTGGCATTACAGTATCACCTAATCCAATTACAACAACAGGCACTGTCTCCGCAGACTTATCTGTTTTAATGGAGTTAACAGATACAACTTTATTAAATCTTACTACAAGGTTTGCGACTAAACAAAACAATATTACTTTAACTACAACAGGAACAAGCGGAGCTGCAACCTTAACCGGTGCAACTTTGAACATTCCTCAATACAGTGGAGGAGGCACAGGCACAGTTACCAGTGTAGGTAGTGGTTACGGATTACTTGGTGGGCCGATAACAACAACAGGCACACTACGCGTTGACACATCCACAGTCTATGACTTTGTAAGAGATAGCATTGTGGCAGTAGAGATAGGAGGAGATACTATAAAAATAATTAAACAGGAATACGAAAATGTTACAAGTGACACATTAGTATTTACTATCCTCCCTAAATTTCCTATTCAGTTAAGGCAGTTTATATTACTTTTCCGCAATGGCCAGTTATTACTTAATGACCAGTTTTCCGTTATTGACACAAACAAAGTTAAGGTAGCAGCCACTTCTTACAAGATAGGCGAAAACTATACTTTAGTCACAGTAAGCGGCATCGGCTCTGTTTCCTCTGGGCAAGGCAATCCAATCTATCCAGAGGCAGGCATTGCCCTATCAACAGGCACAACATGGACAACATCAATTACAAATAATTCAAGTAATTGGAATACAGCATATACAGATAGGTTAAAATGGGATGGAGGTAGCACAGGTTTAGTAGCAGCAACAGGCAGAACAAGTTTAGGTGGTACAACTATTGGGCAATCAATGTTCACCTTAACTAATCCTTCGGCTATTACCTTCCCACAGTTTAATGCAGACAACAGTGTAACGGCATTGTCTGCAGCTTCGTTTCGGAGTGCCATTGGAGGGGGCACGGTTACAAGTGTAACGGCATCCGGAACAAGTGGGAATCCATTATCTATTACAAATACAACTACTACTCCAGTCATTGAATTATTAAGCGCAACAACATCAAGGAATGGATATTTAACATCAACAGATTGGACTACATTTAATAATAAATTTGCTTTTTCAGATACTACTTCTTTAAATCTTACAACAAGATTTGCGTCAAAACAAAATAATTTAACACTTACTACAACAGGAACAAGTGGAGCTGCAACATTGGTTGGTGCGACATTAAATATACCACAATATAGCGGTGGAGGTGGAGGTAGTGGCACTGTAACAAGTGTAGGATTATCTGCACCATCTATATTTACTGTTAGTGGCTCACCTGTTACAACAAGCGGCACTTTGGCATTGACATATAGTGGTAATGCTTTACCTTTGGCAAATGGCGGTACAGGTGCCACAGACGCAGCAAATGCAAGAATAAGTTTAGGAGGCACAACAAGTGGTATTTCATTATTTACCTTAACAAATAGTGTTTCTGATAAATTTATAAAAGTAAATTCTAACAATACTATTACTTTATTAAGTGCAGCTGATACAAGAACAACGATAGGCGCAGGCACAGGCAGTGTTACCAGTGTAGCAATGAGTGTACCTACTTTCTTATCTGTATCTGGCAGCCCTGTAACATCAAGCGGTACATTGGCAGTATCATTAAGCGGTGTACCTTTGCCTGTTTTAAACGGTGGCACAGGAGGAGCAAATGAGACAGATGCAAGGAATCAATTAGGTGCAGCGTGTAAATCATGTACTGAGACATTGACAGGCAATAAAACATTTAGTGGTAATATAGTAATATCTGGTTCAAGTACATTAAATGTAGGCTCAAGCGGTACATTTGGAGGTAAGGTAAATACTCCTTGGTTAGAGAGAACATACACATCGTCTACGGCTACAACATTGACAGTTAGTGTAAATACCACATGGTTAAATATACATCAAGATGCTACTGTTACACTTACATTACCAAGTGCAGCTACTTATCCTGGTAAAGAATTAATTATTAAACAAACAGGCAGCGGAAATGTATTTTCTGCATCTTCTAATATAATTGGTTTTACAACTGCTTTTAGTGGTTCTACGCAAACTTCAATTATAGCTCCTGCTACATATAGATTTGCAACACTTGTAAGTGATGGCACAAATTGGGTTATAATGCAAAGAAATAATTAAAAAACATAAACATGAAACAACTCATTCCCCTCTTCCTCTTCCTTTTCCTTTTGCCCTGCCTTGCATGGGCACAGTATCCGAGCAACGGCAACCAAAAGATAACACTTGGTGAACAGACCAGTGCAGATGGGCTTATTTTTCGGGGCGTACTTGGCGATACTCTTTTAATTACTCCATCAAGTGATACAAGTGCGTATATTATTCTTGATACGGTAAATCATAGGTTTTACAATTACAATCGTGCTACAAATGTTTGGAGCGTTGCTGGAGGTGGTACTGCGGTTACAACCTTTAGCGCTGGAACAACGGGATTAACACCAAGCACGGCAACAAGTGGCGCGGTGACATTGGGTGGAACATTGGCGGTGGCAAATGGGGGAACAAACCTAACATCATTTACAAATTATGGTGTTTTATACGCATCAAGTACAAGTGCATTGGCTACTGGGTCTGCGCTTACTTTTGATGGGAGTGAGTTTACATTTACTAAAAATAGTGCGCCATTTTTTAGGTCAACAGAATCAGGGACTAACATTACTTCCTATTTTGGCTCTTATAATGTTGGTCTTTACCTTGGAACAACAACCAATCATCCTATACAGTTTTATCAAAACAGTGGAGAAAAAATGAGACTAAATAATGATGGAGAATTAACGATTGGTTATGGCTCAACTGATAACGGTGCATATAAATTGCAAGTAAAAGATAGCGTTTATGTTGGTGGCAATGTTAGTGCATCAGCTTATACGACTCGTTCAGATTTTAATTTAAAAGATGATATTTTTGATTTAAAATATGGTTTAAATGATGTTTTAAAATTGCAGCCTGTAGAATATACATATAAAAGTAATGGCAGTAAACAACTTGGTTTTATTGCTCAAGATATTGGTACAATTTTACCAGAGGTTGTAAGTTTTGAGGAATCAATGTCTGTAAATTATCAAGCCATTATCCCTATCCTCACCAAAGCCATACAAGAGCAACAAGCCCTCATCAAAGCCCTTGAACAAAGAATTATTAACCTTGAAAATAAATAAAATGAGATATCTATTTTTATTCCTTCCCTTGTTTTCTTTTGCGCAAGACGTTGTCAAAGACACGGTGTACATTCAAAAGCAAGGAAACATTTATTACATCATTCAGCAAACTACTTTGTCTGATAGCACAGTCACAGGCTCAAAGCAAATATTGGGCGATAGCGCAACTGCCATTCAAAGCCTTGTTACCGATGCAGAAAGGCAAAGTAACACGATTGCCATTCATGCAAAGCCTATTATTACAAAGGCTAAGTCAGTGCAAAGAATTAATTACTACAATGATTTGCACGTTCAAATAAGCGGTAAGCCTGTGTATTTTACAACTGCACAACGAGACACGGCAAAGTTTGTAGGTGACTGGAAGTTAAATTTTAACGGTGAAATCATTGATGGAGTAATTCAATTAAACAGCAATAAGCGTTTAATCTTTAATCCAGACAATGGCAAAGTTTATTCTATTGCAACCAACTTGCTTTTATCCACATTTACCAATCAAGTTTCCTTTGCTTTTAATGGCATCAAATACGATTTGTATAAATATGCTGATGGTAAATTTGCAACGGTGGATGGAGACGTGAGACTAATAAAACTTGAATAATGAAAGCAGTTATACTAAAATTATTACACCAAAGCTATGAGTTCTTTGCCGTTGCATTGACTACTGGTTTTATTTTCTCATTTTTTGTTCCTATTAAAGGCTTCCTTCTGTTTACCGTTGCCGTTGTTTTTGCAGATACCATAACGGGCATCAAGGCAGCAAAGAAGGAAGGGCAAAAGATAAGCAGCAAAGGATTGTATAGGACAACGGAAAAGATAGTCGTTTATTTTGTAGCCATCCTTATTTTTGAAGGTGCAAAAAATACCTTTAATATACCTTTTCCAATTACCTACATGGTGGCAATGATGATATCTGGAACAGAGTTATTCAGCGTTGCGGAAAACATCAAGCGGATAACTAACGTTGAATTAGGGACATTAATATCAAGATTTTTTAAAAAGTAAAAACAAATATTATGCAGACTAATTTAAAAGATGCCTTAAAAAGTGCTGATACAATAAAATCACCTTTAGGCGATGTGGCTTGTTATAGTTTCAATTTTGCGGAATTGACACAAGATATATCAGTCCATTTAGAAAACAACAAAATTAAGTTCACATGGCGCGAATATGTCCAACTTGCTCAAATCATTTGGGACAAAGTAAAAGAGACATCCAGAGAGTGTGCAGGCAAAGAGATAGAGGTAAAATTACCTGCAAAGCTATCATTGATAAGCGCAGCCTTTGCTCTTATCGGATTTAAGTTATAGGCGCAGAGAATCGCTACCTTAGTGCCAAGGGGAGGTGTATTGATTTACATCTCCCTTTAAAATATAAAAATATGAATGCAAATGATTTTGTAGTATGCGTGGATGCTGGGCATGGAGGACTTAACAAAGGCATAGGCCCAGACAAATATGTCACCTATCCATCAAAGTGTTTCCAACATAAACATGGTAAATTTCACTCGTACGGTTGGTTCTTTGAAGGAGTGTTTAACCGTGCCGTTGCTAATTTTCTTGAACAGTTTCTCGTTGACTATGGCTTTCAAGTTAAAAAAGTATATGAGCCAATAAATGACACATCACTTAACAAACGCTGTCAGCTCGTAAATAGCTATGCTAACTTAGGCAAGGCAACTGTGCTTGTATCCATCCACGGCAATGCCGCAGCGTCAACAACTGCCAGAGGATGGGAAGTCTTTACTTCACCAGGTGAAACAAGGTCGGATCAACTGGCAACAATGATAGGCAATGAAATAAAAGATGCTACTCCAGGCTGGGTGCATAGGCATGATTACAGTGATGGAG